ACCTGTAAATTTAGCGGCTGTAGCAGATGAATTAAAAACTTCAGAAGCTTCGGTTTGGCTAATATTGATTGTATAAGTACCAATACCACCAGTTCCGGTACCCAAGGAAGTAATAATGGTTTCGGGCGTTACACCAAGGCCAAACAGTTGTTGTCCAGCGGCAATAGTGCCAGATTTCATTAATGTAACAGTTAGGGTTGTCCCTGATACAGAACCAATAAATTGAGCCGAGGCTGGAGTAGAAATACGCCAAGTGTAACGATTAGTTCCGTCTGTAATATAGACATATTGTCCGTTGTCAGTAATACCAACATGGCCAGAACTTGTCGTTAAAGTACCTATTAAAGTAGGTGTTAAATTAGACGTTAAAACGTACACATATTGGCCACAAACTACTACACAATAATTTCCGCCAGAAACAGTACGCATACCACGCACTTCGGCAGAATTAAATAATTGTGATACAACTGTTAATCCGGGTGTAGGATATAAAGCCACTACCCCATTTTGACCAGGTTGTTTTAAAGGGTCAATTTCAGGGCGAAAGTTAATACACTCCTGTGCATCCTGATAGATGGACGGAGCCTCGTAAGAAGGTCCAATAAAACCAAAATCAGGCATAGAAATCCTTAGTAAAGTTCTGCCCAAACTTGCAAATAATTGCCAGTAAATAAGTATGTTGCGCCTGCGGGAACAATCGTACTAAAAGCTGAACCATTAAAATCTTGGTGTTCTTGTAGGTGTGCAACTTGTACGCCATTTACATATAAATACCATTGTTGGTCATTACTTGTACCAAAAGAAATGGAAACAGAAATTGGGTATGAATTGTTATTAGTGTATGTTGTTCCTGCTGTGCGTGAGCTAGTAACATCATGCCAAATCTCGCCAGTCATTCCTAAACCTAATTTTTGAGATGTCCAAGTAGTTCCAGTAGAACGCAGAGCATAGCCTGAAGTGCCAGGGGCTACTTTTTGCAAAGCAGAAGTGCCGTTACCTAAAAGAACATTATTAGCAGTTAAAGTGTTTAATCCTGTACCACCTGAAGATACTGCAATAGGTGTTGTAGCAGTTAAAGTAGTAAATGCGCCTGTATTGGGAGTAGCAGAACCAATCGCAGATGGTGAAGCAAATACGTTAGAAACTAAAGACGTAAAACCAGTTCCCGATACAGAACCATTACAAACAATATTTGATGGTGTTATTGTATTAGCAGCAAAAACGCCGTTGTAAGTAGCGTTATTTACATCATTTAACCATTCAGCATAAATTACTGTTGAATTGTTTACAAAGTTAGTAGAAGCCATAATTTTCCTATCGTAAGAATCCGCCGGTCAAAATCCAACCAGCATCTTTTTGGCGGCCAACCAACAACGCATCACTAAATGTAGAAGCTTGAATTGGACGCATATTAGTACGTTTTAATGTTGCTTTTGATTGTGCAGCAAATTTGCTTATCATAGCCATAGCAGTTGGGTCAGTCTTTCCGTACATGGGCGCTAACCGTTCTGCTAAACACCATCTAAGACACATTACATAACCTTGTGGCAACACAATAGTGTCATAAATTGTTTCGTAACGAGTGAACAATGTGTCTGCAAAAATGTGCATTTCGCCCTGTGAAGGGTTTGGCCATACAAAAATGTTACCCAATGGGTCGCTAGGTTGGTAATACATTGCTTTTGGCCAAGGACCTGATAAAGTCTTTAAACCAATCATTTCATAATTTTCAAGATTGAGGACTGCAACGGGATAGTCCAAACCCCCGTTAATAATTGGAACGCCATTACTATTAGTATTAATTCGCACAAAGCTAGACTGAATAGCAAGAGGGCGCTGGTAATAAGCGTTAATGGATGTTGAAGAAACTGTTTGGCTAATATTAAGAGTATATGTACCAGCTTCGTTAACATTGCCACCGGCGCCCGAATTAAACGCTGTAATAGTTGTACCATTAGATATTCCTGACCCACTAATTGTCATTCCCAAAGCAATAGCGCCAGATTGAATAGACGTTACTGTTAAAGTTTTACCAGTTATAGAGCCAGTAAAGACAGCACCTATCGTACCGCCAGGGCCAATCGTGTATTGAATTTGACCTGGTGTAATAGGAAATATAATTTCGGTTTTATAGCTAATCATCATGGATTCATTTGACCATTGGTCAACCATGTCATTTAGCATATTAAAAGCATCTTGTGTAGCATCAGAAGTTGGAGTTTCACCAGCAGCTAAAGCGCCAATATCCTTTAATGCACCGGAAATAATATCTATGGGTTGCGTCATTTTTGGACCTTGATTATTTGATATACATTCCAACTAACTACACATACATATAAAACACAAGCAAACACTAATGCGGGTGAGTAAATAAAGTAAAACATTACACCGACAGCGCATACTATTACTGCTTTTACTATTAACGCTAATTTCGTTCCAAACTTAGCAAAAAGCCAACTCATAATTGGGTTTAGCTCTTTGCCATTTTTTAATATTGTCAGCGTTGTTAAAACATCACCTACTTGCAATATTGCTAATAATGCTAAAACTCTACTCATGCTGCTGGTGTAGCCCAGGGTAACGGAGTATCAGTTGGTGAAACAGGTGGGTTTATTTCGCTTGCAATCTGACCATCAATATTTGCATAGTAATTAACTAGATTGTCAGTAGCTTCGTTAATCCAACCTAATACTTCTTCTTGGGTTAAATCAGCATAAGGAATATAGTCAGGCTGATCGGATTCTGGAGTAAAACTAATATTTCCACCAATAGAAGCTGTATGAGTGCCGTCTGTTCCGCTAACTGTAAACAAGACATTGACTACATATCCTGTTGGATTAGGAACTGTGTACATTGAGTTGATGGTCGTGGAATATTGGGTTGTCATGATTAAGCTCCTAATTTAGCTTCTAATTGTGCGACTTTTGCGGTTAATTCTTGAATTGCTTTAACCAAATAAGGTACTAAGTTTTGATTTAAAGATAACATTCCATCTTCGCCTTCACTAATTTGTGCTGGCAATACAGTTTGATATTCTTGGGCGATAAATCCAATGTCATGCTTATCATTCTCAATGTAATCGAACTCTACTGGGCGCAAGCTAGAGATAACATCAAGACCTGATTCTAAAGATACAACATTCTTTTTAATCCGAGCATCAGAAGTAATTGACCATAATGTAGAGTTATTCTTTTGATACCAGCCGTTAGCACCTGTTGTTTGATAATAAGCTCCAATTGTTCCAGCGCCATCGCTTAATACAATCCAATTAGAACCTGTTGCTGAAATAGGTGCTGCTGAACCTGAATATGCGCCAATAATAACGTTATTAGCACCAGAAGTTACTTGGTAACCTGAACCATAACCAAAGAATTGGTTAGATGATCCTGTTGTTGTTTGTCCTGCGTATGTACCAACATAAGTACAGCCAGTTCCTGTTACATTGTTTTGACCAGCTTGATAACCTACTGCTGTGTTGTTTGAGGCGGTGGTGTTTAATGATAAAGCAGCTATACCTGTTGCTGTGTTATACGAACCAGTCGTGTTTGAATATAAAGCACCTGTTCCTAGTGCAATATTATTGCTGCCTGTAGTGTTGTAATAAAGGGCTGGTAATGTTCCACCGTTAAAAGAACCAATAGCAATATTATTGCCACCCGAAGTCAAAGAAGTTAATGTACTTGCACCAATAGCTATGTTAGCCGCACCTGAAGCACTACCTGACATAGTATTAGAACCAAGAGATATATTGTAGCTACCTGTTGATTGAGACCCAGAATCAGCACCTACAAAAGTATTAGAAATGCCTGTAGTATTTGCAAATCCAGCTCCTTTACCTACAAATGTGTTCTGTGTTCCTGTTGTATTTGCATACCCTGCTTGATAACCTACTGCGGTGTTATTAGAAGCGGTGGTGTTTGACTGAAGCGCAGATTGACCTAAAGCTGTGTTATATGAGCCTGTTGTATTAGCAAATAATGAATAAGTACCATAACCAGAATTTGACGAACCTGTAGTATTTGAATAAAGAGTTTGTAAGCCAAACGCATTATTTTGGTCGCCTGTAGTAGTGTTATATAATGATTGCTGACCAAAAGCAGAGTTTTGAGTAGCAGTTGTGTTTTTATATAAAGCGCTAAAACCAAAAGCATTTACTGTACCAGTTGTATTACTATACCCAGCTAAATAACCAACGGCTGTGTTGTTTGATGCGGTATTAGCTGTAAGTGCAGATACTCCTAATGCTGTATTTCCAGTCCCGCTACCACCACCTTGACCTACAGTAAGACCATGAATAGTTGCGTCTGATGTAGAGCTTAACGATGTAAATGCACCTGTACTTGGGGTTGTTGCACCAATAGAAGTGCTATCAATAGTAGAACTCGTAATAGTAGAGTTTGTAATAGTATCTGTGCTGATTGGGGGGCTGAAAAATTGCCCGCCTGGGCCGACTAGACCTAAACAAACGCCATTGACATCAAATTCTGCTTGTACAGGAACGATGTTTTGTGTAGAAGTTTTTGCGACTTGATTTGTCATGATATTCCTTAACTTGCAGTATGAAGAATTGAGTAATTGATGGAAACGGCTTCGCTATAAGCGTTATTAGTGCTATTTTTAATGACTAATCTGAATGAACCATCACTAATAGAGGCTACAAATACATTGTATGCACCTAATGTACCGCCTGAAGCGACAGAACAGATAACATTGTCATTTGCACTTATAGAGCTATTAGTGACTACAAAAACAGCTTGAGCAGAAGGGGCTAATTGACTACTTGCAGTAGTAATTTGACCTGATGAGGTGTTAATCGTAACGCCTGTAGTCTTATTATTTGTTTGAGTTACTGATGCAAAATTCCCCGCAGCGTAGCCAATTTGACCTGTAGCATAGATATTCGTTGCAGATAATAGGTCTGCACCCGTAATATTCTGGTCTTTATAAGCAACGCCTATAGCGATACTGTTAGCCATATTAGCTCTGGTCTGCCATTGGCATTACGTACAAAGTTCCTGAAGTACCAATAGTAGTAATTGAGAAAATTTGTGGTACTGCAATAACGGTTGGCTGGGACATAGCTACGCCCAATACAAAAGACTGTGAACTATTTCCACCTGATGGCAATACGGCCGCCGGTGCTGTACCAGAACCCTGAACTACTGGGGTAATGGTAATAGCAACAGGATTTGCACCAGTATTTAAGAATCCACAATAGTTAATTTGGTCATTTCCGGCTGGGGTAATTGTTACCGCAGTTGAAGATGAACCACTAACAGTAATCGCAGTTGTTGGACCTATAAAACGATATACCGATGTATTAGCCATGATTAAACCACGCTAGATGGAATAGGTTGATCTTCACAAGACTTAACTGTTGCCAATAAAGTAGCAGCGTTCTGTGTGACAGAAGTACCTGTTAAGTTACCTAAACGAACTGTAATTTGATTATCGGTATTGGTATAAGCGTTTCCAATTACTACGCCAGTAGCCATAGCAGTGTCAACTTGAACTTGAATGAAATCGGTTGATTTAACGCCAGGACAAGCAATATTTACTTCAGTAGTCGTTGTAGAGAAAGTAGTAGAAGGTAATGTTAGCTGAACAATAGTTTGAGCCAAAACATTTCCACGGCTGATTGTAGTTTTTGACATGATTTTTCCTTTAAATTAGGATAATTAATTATAAATCCAAATAGAAAAAAAGCCACCCCTTTTGAGGATGGCCTTTTCTTATTACAAAGCTAATTAAGCACCAACTGGGTTAGTTAATGGATAACTGCTCAAATCGTAACCATATACATAAACGTCAACAGTTGCAGTTGCAGTTGCTGAAGAAATATTTACATACAAAGTTTGTACTGTTTCTGTTGTGTTTGGTGTAGAAGAAGCAGATACCGTTGCATAAGCAGCAGTAGTTTGGCTTGTCAATGCGGCGGCGGTAAGAATTGCATTACCACCTTTAGAAACTGCCGTATAAACACCAAGGTTTACAGAAGATACATCCACGTTTGCACCAGCGTTGTTTGCATTAGCAACAACAACAGTTACAGGGATGAAGTTAGATACGTCAATAGTTTGAATTGCGGTGTCGCCTAGAACTGCTGTGCTAACAGCTTTTCCGACAGCGATTAAACGCAACGCTTGGTTAGTCAATAGACCTTGTGGGTGAATTGACTGTGTTGATGCTGGTCCTGGATTACTCATGATTGTTTCCTTAAATATGGTTTAAAAAAGTGGGGGTTTTACGCCCCACTAATTAATGCTTACGATGCGACACGGCAAGCGAGTTCTGGGTAAAGTGGTGCCCAACCATACAACACATCCAAACGTGTAGGAATGGAATCGTTATTGATTGTATATTGGCGCACGACACGCATACTCAAACCGATTTCTTTGTCTGATGCACGACCAGCAAAGTGAACGCCTTCTGGCAACTCAAGGTCAGCTACTGCAAGCGTAAACGCATTGCGGTGCATGATGATGTTTTGTGAAGAAGTTGTACCGGTGTTGTTGAAAGGATTAACAGTCTGTGAACCAGTTGAAGTTACGCTAACGTTCTGGAACTGACCAGCAGTAATAACGGCTGGGGAAACAGTAACAGAAGCAGTACCACCAGAACTGATAGATACTGGTGCAGTAACAACGAATGAACGTAGTTTGCCTGAACCGTAAGCTTGACGGTTTTGTGGGTTAACTGCATATACACCGTTGATGGTGAATGTGTCGCCTTGGTTCAATGTTGCGGCCGCACTTGTAGCACCAATAGTGATGGTAGAAGTTTGCGCCCAACCAGAAGTCAAGAAGCCAGTTGCAGTTGTAACGTTGCATGACAATGTTGCGGAAGAATAGC